AGTAAATGAAAATGGGAGTAAAAATTTAATATAATGTCAGGTGCTTTTCCAATATCTTCTGCTAAATTTGAAACTTTAGGAATTAAATCAATACAAAACACTATTATTTCAAAAACTGTATCTGGTAAAAAACTTGCTAGACAAATAGACAGTCAAAGATTTGGATTTACTGCAAGTATTATAACTGCAAAAAGATCAGATGTTTATGGGGAACTAATGGCATTTATAATAAAACAAAGATCAGGAAAAGAAAATTTTACAATTACTCCACCAGAAATAAAAAATGCCAAAGGAAATGAAACAGGAACAATTTTAGTAAATGGAGTTCACGCAGTTGGAGATACTACTATTGCAGTAGATGGACATCATAATAATAATCCAAATGCTTTTAAGTCAGGCGATTTTGTAAAATTTGCTAGTCACGATAAAGTATATATGATTGTTGCAGATGTTAGTCCAAGTAGTAATGCCTCTACACTCACTATTGAACCACCTTTAATTACTGCGCTAGCAGATAACTCAACAGTAACTTACGACAATGTACCTTTTACAGTGCATTTAACAAATGATGTTCAAGAGTTTGGAGCAATTGGTGCAGATAAAGATGGTAATTTATTATATAAATTTGAATTTGATGTAGAAGAATCTTTATAGTGGCTAAATATCTTATAAGACACTGGGTTTCTGCTGATTTTATTGCAGAAAAAGTAGTAGATGAGTCTGAAATAAATATTAATACAAATGATATAGGAAAACATAAAACTCCAGATGGAACTTTTAGTTTTGTTATGATAAATAGTAGTGAGAAATTAAACAGAACAACATACGAAATATATGACGAGAGCATTAACAACAGCAATAAAAAACGAATTAGCGACTAATGACATTAGACCCATTCATCTTATTACTATTGGGTTCAACACTCCTGTAAATATTACAGATTGTTCTTTTTCATTAACATCATCAGTATCAGGGTCATCTGTTACATATTCAGCTAGTGATTTTATTATGGGTATATCAGAACATAGTGAACAAACAGATATAACTAAAGCTAGTTTGAAACTAGTTTTATCAGGTGCAGATCAAACATTTATTTCTTTAGTTTTAAATGAAAATGTAACTAATGACGAAGTAACTATTTTTAGAGGATTATTAGCTGATGATAATACACTAATTGCAGATCCTTTGCTACTTTACAAAGGTAATATTGAAAATTACTCTATACAAGAATCTGGAAATGAAAGTAATTTAACTTTATCTATCGTATCTCATTGGGCAGATTTTGAAAAAAAAAATGGTCGTAAAACAAACAATACTTCACAACAAAGATTTTTTAGCACAGATGTTGGCATGGATTTTTCTTCAGAAATAATTAGCGATATAAAATGGGGTAGAAAATAATGAATGATATTATAAACTTCTACAAACAATTTAACAAATACAAAGATAATACAACAGAAGATTTATATTATCATGTTTATCCGTCAATAAACTGTAAACAGTATAAAATATTTAAAGATAACAAAGGAATTTATGCATTTGTTAATTGGGCACTTTTAAATAAAGAAGAAGAAAATTATTATAAATCTAAAGCTATAATTAAAAAAGACAAATGGCAAAGTGGAAACAGATTATGGTTATATGATATTGTTATATCAAAAAATGCAAAACAAGTTATGAGATGGGTTTATAATTATTTTAAAAATTATTTAAAGATTAACGAGTGCATTAATTGGTTAAGACTAGATAGTAAAAATAATATTTATAGAATATCAAAAAAATATAAAAGGGAGTTTCATATATAATGGGTGGTGCAGTACAAACAGTAACTCAAATAGTAACTAAAGCAAAACCATTATTTTCATTATTTGGTGGTAATCCATTAATTAGCTTAGGTGCAAGTTTATTTTTATCTTGGGCATTGAGACCTAAAACACCAGAAATAGAAGATTTTGGTACAAGTGCATTTGATAGTTTTGAAAAAGGTTTATTAGTTAATAAACAATCTAATGACAATAATATTCCTATAATTTATGGGGAAAGACTGTGTGGTGGCTCTAGAGTCTTTGTTGAAAGTTCAGGAAATGATAACGAATTTTTATATATTGCTTTAGTAATATCAGAGGGGGAAATAAATGATATTAAAGAAATTATAATAGATGATAAAGTAGTTACATGGTCAGGAGATTTGCAAGATAATGTTCAAAGAACAGTAGCAAGTAATGATTCTAACTATTATAAAAATGGTGTTAGTTTAATTACAGTAGAACCACACTATGGTACAGATAGTCAATCAGCATCATCTTTATTATCAACACTATCCAGTTGGGGAAATAACCACAAATTAAGTGGACTTTGTTATTTAGCTTTAAAGTTTAAATGGAATGAAGATGTGTGGTCAGGAATGCCAAAAATACAAGCTAAAGTAGAGGGTAAAAAAGTTAAAACATACAATTCAAGTTTAGTAGAACAAACTGCAAGTTATCAAACTAATCCAGCATGGTGTATATTAGATTATTTAACTAACTCAAGATATGGAAAAGGTTTAACAACAAACGAAATAGATTTACAATCTTTTTATGATGCTTCGCAAGTTTGCGTTACACAAGTAACACCATACTCTGGAGCAAGTGATATAAATATATTTGATTGTAATACAGCAGTTGATACTTCAAAAAATTTAATTGATAATTTAAGAGAACTTATAAAAGGGTGCAGAGGCTATATACCATACACACAAGGTAAATATAGTTTAGTTATTGAAACAACAGGAACTGCATCAATTACATTAACAGAAGATGATATTATAGGTGGTTATGGATTAGCTATTCCAACAAAGAATGAAAAATATAATAGAGTTATTGCGTCATTTATTAATCCAGAAAAATCATATCAAGTAGATGAAGTGCAATTTCCTCCAATAGATGATAGTGCTTTACCAAGTGCAGATCAACATGCAACTATGAAAACTGCTGATGGTGGATTTTTACTTGAGGGTAGATTTCAATTTCCTACTATAACATCACCATACCAAGCAGAAGAATTGGCAGAGGTTATTTTAAGAAGATCAAGAGAAGCAATAGGTTTATCATTAAATGTTACTTTTAAAGGCTATGAATTAAATATTGGCGATATAGTAAATGTTACACACCAAAGCATAGGCTTTAATGCAAAACCCTTTAGAATTTTAGGAATGACATTTAATCAAGATTTTACAGTTTCTTTAACTTTAGTGGAACACCAAAATTCACACTACACATGGGCGACAAAAACACAAGCAACCACAGTTCCATCTACAACTCTTCCTAATCCATTTAATGTGCAACCACCAGCAAGTGTAACTTTATCAGATCAACTAGTTCAATATAATGATGGAACAGTTATAGTAGCCTTAGATGTAAGTATTGGTGCTTCACCTGATAGCTTTGTAAGTTTTTATCAAGTAGAATATAAATTAAGCACAGATACTAATTTTATTATTTATGCACAAGGTTCTGGATTAAATCATAGAGTATTAAATGTTATTGACCAACAAACTTATGATGTAAGAGTAAAAGCAGTATCAAGTTTAGGTGTATCATCATCTTATGTATCTGCACAAAGAACTATTGTAGGTGCTCTTGCACCACCCTCTGATTGTGAAGATTTTTCGTGTAATATTGTAGGAACATCTGCCCATTTGTCTTGGAAAGCTATAACAGACTTAGATTTGGCATTTTATCAAATTAGATATGCAAAAGAAACTGATGGAACAGCAGACTGGCAAAACTCAGTTAATTTGGTAAACAAAGTGTCAAGACCAGCAACTTCAATATCTGTACCAGCTAGAGCTGGAACTTATCTAATCAAGGCTGTAGATAAATTAGGAAATTTTAGTTCTAATGCCACATCTATTATTTCTAATGTAACAGATGTTATAAATCATAATGCAGTAGCAACACAATCAGAACATCCTGACTTTAATGGTACATTTTCAGATACAATATTAAGTGATGGTGCAATTGAATTAGATTCATCTGAACTGTTTGATGCTGCATCTGGAAATTTTGATGATGAAACAACT